TGTATTTACGGCAACGGCAGAAAGTGGCCTACAAATAGTAGAACAAATATTACCTTTCTTTCAACCAGATTATACGGTAACTGTTAACGCTATACCAAGTTTAAATATCAAAAGAGATGTGCCTATAGTATTAAATAGTGTTAACTATGATGATAGTTACAATGGTGATTTTACTGCTAGAAGAGCTGTGATATATACGCTTGGTTTTACCGCTAAAACATATCTATTTGGACCTGCTTCTACTCAAAAAGTAGTTAAAACAGTACAAAGTGATTTACACACAAATACAACTGGTACAGAAAGTAGAGAAGTTAGAATTGAAATAACTCCAAACCCAACAACGGCCGACGCTGATGATGACTTTGGATTTACTACAACCATCACGGATTTTAGTGATGGAAAAAATTACAATCCTTCAACGGATTCAGATGAATAAATATATAAATAACTAAAGAGAGAACAACTATGGCAATTAGTAAAATCAAATCAAATTCAATCGCTGATGACGCTATCAGTGAAGAACATTTAGATGTTTCTATAATTACAGACAATACCGAATTAACAGAAACAGCTAATGACGCAGATGTTTTTTTAGTTTATGATACAGATGCAGCTGGTTTTAAAAAAGTTACTAAAGCAAACATATCTCCTACTGGTCCATCAATCACAACTGCTGCTGAATCACATGGTAGTGGTTATTTATCACAAAATGAAAGTTCAACATTTACCGTAACTGGTACAAATTTTGGTGCTGGAGTTCCAAGAGTTTCAATTTATCAAAGTGGAGTAGGTACACATACAGATTGTTCAGTTGTAACTAGAGATAGTGCTACACAATTAACCTGTACAGTTACTGCTCCTGCCAGTGGCGATTATTTTATTAGAGTAGAAAATCCTGACGGTCTTGCAGCTGTTTCATCAACGGCTCTTTTACAGGCTGATCCAGGACCAATATGGACAACATCTGCTGGTTCTTTAGGATCAGTAATTGAAGGAGCTTCAGTTAGTTTTTCAGTTGCTGCCGCTACAACTGATAGTTCAGTAATTACATTTTCAGAAACAACCAGTGTATTAACAAGTGATACTGATACGCCAGCAACAACTATGAATTTAACTTTAAATAGTAGTACAGGCGCAATTACAGGTACTGCTCCAACAGTTGATGCTGATACAACATATACATTTACTTTAAGAGCTACAGATACAGAATCACAAACAGCTGATAGACAATTTTCTATTACAGTAACAAATTCTAACTGGTTTGGTGATGAATCAGATGGCGAATTAGATACAACACCATAGGGAGATATAAATACTAATATGGCAAACGTAACATACACAGTTCCAAACAAAAACGGCTCCTACGATGGAGATATGGTTGTTAAAAACTATACTGATATTACCATTGACTCTGGTGATACAGTAACAGTCGATCAACCTTGTAGAGGTTTATTATTATTTGCGACAGGTAATATTACTGTAAACGGAACAATAGATATGACAGCAAAAGGTGCTTCTGCTGATCCAACATCTTCTGGTGGTTCTGATAGTAACGCTGTACCTACAGACGGCTTACAATTTCCATATTTAACTTCAGGTGGTTCTGATACATTAGACGCAGCTGCTACATTACTAAATGGATGTGGTACAGATGCTAGAACAGCTGCTAGTAAAATGGCTTCTCTATCAGGCAACGGAACAATATTTAAAGTTACTCGAACCGGTGGTGCTGGGGGTGTTTCAGGAAGTAGAAGAGCAAATGGTCCAAACGGTTCTACACTAACAAATGGTACAGGTGGTGGTGGAACTGGTGGAGGAGGAAAATCACAAAATATTAACCCAGGAGCTGAAGCAGTTGGTACTGGTGGTGCTGGTACTTGTTTCTCTGGAGGCTCTGGTGGAGGAGGATCTGGAGGTTATTTTACTGGAGGTGTTAACGGAGGAACTGGTAGTAATACTGGTGGTGCTGGTGGTGATGGTGGTGACGCAGGTGGTGGTTTTCCAGGTTCAACTGGTGGTGGAGGCGCAGGTAATCCTGGCGGCGGTACAGGTGTGTTTAGAGGTCCTCCAGGTGCTTATGGTGGTACAGGAGAAACAGGTAATGGCGGACTAATTATTTTAATTGCTAAGGGTAATGTCACTGTAGGAGGTTCAGGTATTATTAGAGCAAACGGTAAAAACGGTGCGAGTGGAGGTAACAGTCCAGCTGATTATGCTGGTGGATCAGGTGGTGGTTCAGGTGGAGGAAGAATTATAATATTACACGGTGGTTCTTATTCTAACAGCGGAACTGTACAAGCTAACGGTGGTTCAGGTGCGACCGGTAGTGATGCTGGTAATGGTGGTAATGGTGCTAATGGTAGTATAACTGTATCACAAGTTACAGCTGTTTAATTAACTTTTTAAAAGTCTTATATATATTATGAGTTATTATGAAATACAAGATAATCGAAAACTTCCTTTCTAAAGGCGATCACATCAATTTAAAAAGAACTCTTATCACAAGAAATTTTCCTTGGGGATATATTGATGCTATTGGTGATAAAGATGATAATGAAAGATTCCATTTTCAACATATGTTTTATTGGGAAGATCCTACGGTTAATGGTGGAAAAACACCATATTATTATTTAATAGAGCCACTATTAAAAAAACTAAATTATCAAAAACTAATAAGAGTCAAAGGCAATTTAATGGTCAAAGAACCTGAAAACTATCTTTGTTCTAAACACACCGACTTTCATCAGCCCCATACTGTATGTTTATATTATGTAAATAGTAATAATGGCTATACACTATTAGACGATAAAATTAAAGTTCCTTCAATTGAAAATACTGCTGTTATATTTGATGGTATGATACCTCATCAAGCAGCTTCACAAACAGACACTAAAATAAGATTAAATATTAATATTAATTATTTGGAAAATTATATAGATGGTTGAACACGAATTTTCTTATGAAAGTTTTATCGGTGGTTGGTATATTCCGGAAACAATATGTGATAATTTAATAGAATATTATCAACAAAATAAACACAATGCAAAATATGGTGAAATAGGTGAAGGCGTTAATAAAAATATAAAAGATAGTTTAGATTTAACTTTGACTGTAAAAGATTTACAACAAAATAAAATTTTAAATGAATATGCCATGACTTTATTAGAAGTTTTACAATTATATCAAAAAAAATATCATTTTGTAAAAACAAATTCTTTGTTTGATATCACTGAAAATACATCATTTCAATTTTATAAACCTCATCAAGGTTTTAAAAAATGGCATAATGAAAGATCAAACTTAGATGTTTCTTCACGTTTACTAGTCTTTATGACTTATCTAAATACAGTAGAAGATGGTGGTACTGATTTTTATTATCAAAAATTGTCATCACCAGCAAAAAAAGGATTAACAATAATTTGGCCTTCTGATTGGACACATACTCATAAAGGTCAAATAAGTAATAATGAAAAATATATTATAACAGGATGGTTTAATTATATACAATGATAGTCAATCACTTATCACAATATTGGAAATTTGAAGAAGTTATAGATAAACAGACGTGTAAAGATATTATAGAAGTAGGTTTATCTAAAATAGAAAAAAAAGCTACAGTAGATAGTGATAGAAATAAGGAAGCTCAAAAACAAATTAGAAGTTCAAAAGTTGCTTGGATAGAAGATCAATGGATATTTGATTTATTTTCTGAATATATAAATCAAGCAAATTCTAGTGCAGGTTGGAATTTTGAAATAGATTGGTTTGAGCCCGTACAATTTACAAAATATTTGGCAAAAGAAAAAGGTCACTACGATTGGCACGTAGATATTAGTAGACCTTATGGTTTTGATAAAAAAGATTGGCAAGGAAAACAAAGAAAAATATCTGCTGTTATTTCATTATCTGACCCAAATGATTATGAAGGCGGTGATTTTGAATTTAATTTTAAAAATAATGCTCCTGGTTTAGATACTAATTGGCCTGTACCTGAATTGAAAAAACAAGGTTCTATAATAGTATTTCCTTCTTATCATTGGCATAGAGTTAAACCTGTAACAAAAGGCACTCGTTACTCACTTGTTGTTTGGGTATTAGGAAAGCCGTTTAATTGATGAATAAAGATTATATTTTAGTTAAAAAGTTTTTAAGTGATGATGTCACAAATTTATTATTTGAATATACAAAACTTAAAAAGAGAGTAACTGACAAATATTTAGAAATTGATAGTATTGAATATAATGAACATAAAGACGGTTTTTACAATGATAATTTAGTACCAAAAACTTTTAGTTGTTATAGTGATATTATTTTTGAAACATTGTTAGAACAAATAAAACCTAAGTTAGAAGAAATAACTAATTTAAAATTAACGCCAACTTATTCATATTGGAGACTGTATAAAAATGATGACGATTTAAAAATACATAAAGATAAAATTGCTTGTGAAATTTCAACTACAATTTGTTTAGGTTATGATAGTAATAAAAATTGGCCAATATATTTTTCAAAAAATGTTGATAAATCAGATGCTGTAGAGATGATAACAGAACCTGGCGATTTAGTTATCTACAAAGGTTGTAAATTGTGGCATTGGCGAAATAAATTTGAAGGCAATTTACACGCTCAAGCATTTTTACATTTTAATGATGTAAATAATGACTATGCTCAATATAGTGAATATGATTGTCGTCCCTTTTTAGGATTGCCTGAAAATTTTAGAAATGATTATAAATTAGAAAAGGCAAAAGAATTAACACAAAAAATTAAAAATGATTGATATATTTAAAACTTTTGTTCACACAAGTAAAGATACCGATATGGCAGATTTTTTATTACCTATATCAAAAAAAATTTTAGATAAATCAAAATCAAATAATGATTATAAAAATGGTAAAACAAGTTATTATTCGCCTGATATTGTAGAAAATCATATGATAGAATTAAGACCATTTTGTGATTATATTCGAAAAAATGTTTTAAAATATTTAACAATAAGTAATTTTGATACAGAAAATTTATCTGTAGATATTAATGGTTTATGGTTTTCAGAAATGAATAAAGGTGGCTATCACGCTTCTCACTCACATAATCCGGGTTCACAAATCAGTGGTAATTTTTATATAACAGCTGATAATCAAAGTGGTCATCTTAGATTTTATCGACAAGAATATCATAATAATATATTTTATAAATTAAAAATAAAAGATTATAATGAATATAATAATGATACATATACATTTAAACCAGAAAAAGGTCTAATGTGTATATGGCGTTCAGATTTAGTACACGGTGTAGATTATAACAAAAGTGATAGTAGAATTGCTGTATCTTTTAATGTTACAGTTGATTATTTGTAAAATAAATAAATATAGGAGAATTATATAATATATGAATGAAGCAAATTATAAAGTAGAAGATTTTATAGGAACATTTGATGGTCTTGTTACCACCGATTTTTGTAAAGATATTATTAACCATTTTGAACGAGTAAAAGAAATGAATAAAACAGTAAGTCGTAGCCAACATACTGGCTCCTCACCGCTAAAACAAGAAAATTCACTATATTATTTTATTGGTGAAAAAGACCAAATATTGTTAGATGAAGGATCGAAGATATTAGGTGAATTTAGTCAAGCTGTAAATGCTGCTGCTGAAGTTTATCGAACAGAATATCCTGTGTTAAATGAAGTTGCTAGACACCAATTAAGTTATGATATAAAAATACAAAAGACAATGCCAGGCGAAGGTTATCATCAATGGCATTGTGAAAGAGATGGTGTGACCAGAGCAAGACGATTATTACTTGTGATGTTATATCTAAATGATATTGAAGAAGGTGGTGAAACAGAATGGTTATATCAACATAAAAGAATCAAGCCAAAAGAAGGCAGAATAGTCATTTGTCCTTCAACATTTACACATTTTCATAGAGGCAATCCACCATTATCAGGACCAAAATATATGATAAATGGGTGGGTTGAATACATAGAATAGACTTAAAACGACTTATATGTTTTGATAGATTAAAGACGTAATATCATGTTAAATTATATAACATAAATAGTCATATGAGTAAATTAGAAGATAAAGTAAACGAGATTCTAGGTATAGACAAACCTGAAACTAAAGAAGTAGTTAAACAGGACTTTAAACCTGTGGTTCCAAGAAAAGAAAATAAAGAATCTCCAGACATAGAAAACGATCACAAGTATAGTAGAGAAAACTATTACAATCTCATAGAAAGAGGCCAAGAGGCCATTGAAGGAATACTTGATGTTGCCAGAGAAGGCCAACATCCAAGAGCCTACGAAGTTGCTGGTGCCTTAATTAAAAATGTGGCCGATACTGTAGATAAACTACAAGACTTAAATAAAAAATTAAAAGACTTAAAAGAAGTACCAAAAACGGCCAGTCAAAATATTAAAAATGCCTTATTTGTAGGCTCAACAGCTGAATTACAAAAGATGTTAAAAAAAGATGAAACTACTGAAAGCAAAAACATCACACCCGAAGAAACAGATACTAAAGATAAGTGATTTAGTTTATAATAAACACTACGAAAAATATAAAACTAAATTAGATCAAGGTGTTGATATGATTAATGATATTATGGAAAATCCAATAGAAGTAATTAAACATAAAATAATGTCAACTCCAAGATTTGGTGCTTTAGGTGTAAGATATAAAGAAAAAGAAT